AGGTCCACGAGAACGATGCAGACAATCCCATCCCGGCTGCTACCTTCATCGTCAATCCGATCCAGCCGGCGCGCAATCAATTCGCCGATGAGGTAGATGACGGCGCAACGGACGGCGAGTGAGTAACCTCGCCAACGCCGTTCCGCAAGGACGGCTGATACCTATCGCCATACCGGCGAAGGCGTTGCAGATCGTCGATCCCTCCCAGACGTTTATCGTCCTTCACGGTGGGCGAGGATCGGCCAAGTCTCACTCGATTGCCCAGATCCTGCTGATGCGGGCAGCGACGCGAAAGAAGCACCGCGTGCTGTGCGTGCGCGAAGTGCAGAAGTCGCTCAAGGAATCCAGCTACCAGCTTCTGGTCGACTACATCGACAAGTGGGACCCGCTACGCCTTGAGTGGGATGTCACCGAGAAGCGTATCCAGCACAAGGTCACGCGCTCTTACTTCACCTTCATTGGCCTGAAAGACCACACCTCAGACTCGATCAAGTCCTACGAGGGCTATGACGACGTCTGGTGCGAGGAAGCGCACTCGATCGGTTCCGAGTCATGGAACAAGCTTATCCCGACCATTCTGCGTAAGGCCGGGGCAAAGTTCTGGATCAGCTACAACCCAGACGATGTGACTGACTACTGCCACGACCGATTCGTTGTAAAGAACGATCCTGAAGCTTTGGTCGTGGAGCTGAATTGGCGCGACAACCCCTGGTTTGATCGCAAGATGAACACGGAACGTTTACGCCTAAAAAGGCTCAACACGGACCTCTACAACCACGTGTGGGAAGGTAAGTGCCGCACCGTGGCCGGCCTGATCTTCAAGCGCAAGTGGTTCAAGTGGTACCTACCCAGCGAGCTTCCCGAAGAACTCCGTAACTACGCTGGAAGCGACTACGCCACGGCCAATGAAGACGGTTCTGATGATGAAAGTGCTGACCACACCGAGCACGGTATTGTCTCTATCGATCAGGACGGTGAGTGGTGGTTCCGCGACTGGTACTACACCCAGTCGGAGCCGGAAAAGTGGATAGCTGCCAAGGTACGCATGATCAAGAAATGGCGTCCTCTCGCTTGGATGCGGGAAAAGGGCGTCATTCTCCGTGCCGTGGGACCGACGCTTCGCCGGCATCTGATCAAGCTTCAGTCCTACCAATACTTCCTCGATCTTGCATCAGCCGGGTCCAAGGCTGAGCGAGCCCTAGGCTTCGCCGCCATCTGCTCTCTGGGCATGGTTCACCTTCCCCTGGATGCCAAGGGCAAGCCTTTGCCTTGGGCAGAGCGACTGGTAAATCAGCTCTGCGGCTTCAATGGTCAGCAAGGAAGGCAGGACGATGCCGTCGACGTTTGCTCCATCCTTGCGCGCGGTGTGGCACACATGATCAACGCCTCTGGCAAGAAGAAGTCCGACGACCAAGAGCCAATTAAGGTAGGCTCTCGCCGGCACAGGGAGCCTCACTACAAGGACGAAATGTCCGAAACCCGCGAGCGCGACCGCTACTACCGCTGACTTGGAGATACCCGCCGATGAGCACCACCGATAGCCCCACCGGCATGAACGAAGGTACTGATCCGGACATGAAGGCGTTCGCTTCAGGCGTTGCCTCTGCGGACGACAAGTACCAGTCACCGGAGTACGAACAGGAAAAGGAGGACGTTGCTAGGTGGCAGAAAGACGTAAGGGATGCCCGCGAGTTCGACAAGTACGCCCGTGAGGAATATGCGCGTAACCGTCGCTACGTCACGGCTTCGCGAGGCAAGTACAGCGTTCAAGTGCCCATCGCTCCCGCCTATATCGATGTTCTTCAGTCGTTCCTCTACGCCAGGAACCCAGCAGTCAGCATCTACCCATCACCGATGACCGAGCCGCCGCCGCAGAAGGCGATCTACGCGATGGTGATGGAACAGTTCCAAGACGCTCAGAACCAGAACTACCAACAGACCAGGCAGCTTGCGCAGCTCGGTCAGCAAGCCACCCAGAGCGCCAACCCGAACATGGTGGCCAAGCTACGCGCGATAGGACAAAAGGTGCTCGGGGGCATTGGACAGGGGGGCAACTCACCACCGCCCGATGAGCAAGGGTTGCCTGCACCACCGCCTCCCGTTTCTCCGGATGATCCACAGATACAACAGGCTGTGGAGCAGCTTCTTGAGCCCTACCGAAAGAGCCGAGACGACGCCAAGCAGTTCTCCCAGACGATGGAAATCGTCATCACCCATCTGTGGGATAAGGCGTTCCTGAAGGAGCGCGCCAAGATGATGGTCAAGTCGGGCCTTTCGATTGGCGTCGGCTGGATGAAGTGCTTCTGGGTCGAACGCATGGGAAAAGATCCCACGGTTCTGCGAGAGATCCGCGACGTTCAGAACCAGATCGCCCAGATTTCAGCAACACGCGAGCTCCTGGCGACTGACGAAAGCTCCAATCCCGAGGCGGATCGCGCGTTGCTTCAGCAGCAGCTCAACGGCCTTTATGCAAAGGTCCAAGTGGTCGTTGCCCGCGGCTTTGTGTGCGACTTCGTTGCTGCCGAGGACATCCAAATATCGACGGAAGTGCCAAGTCTTGCGCTCTACCGTGACGCACGATGGATTGCTCACCGTAGCTACATCACCATGCGCCAATGCATCGCCGAATATCCGGATATCGAACCGGCCAAGATCAAAAAGGCAACGTGCTACTACCCGAAGAAGCCACGCAACAAGCGCAACGATGACACTGGCGCGTACACCAGAAGCAATGACGACACCACGGTTAGATCAACCGATGCCGACTACTACACGAGCGCCAATGAGGCGAACGGTGGCGAGAAAGGTGGCACTGGCATGGTCATGCGCTGGGAAATATGGGATCTAGAAAGCGGTAACGTCATCACGCTACTTGACGGGCTTGATTGCTACCTCAAGAAGCCGTACGTGCCGGACCAGTCGACCACGCGCGGTCATCCGTTCTTCCTGTACTGCATAGGTATCGTTGACGGCGATCGTCACCCCTTCAGCCTGATTGCTCGATCTGAAACCCTGTTCGACGAATACAATTCTGTTCGGACGAACTTCCGCGAGGCTCGCAGGCGCTCGATTCCCAAGACGGCTTACTCACGCCACGCGATCGAGACGGAAGAGGCTCAAAAGCTGGCTGAGGCTACGACCGGGGAAATGGTGGGGATCACAATGCTTGATCCATCGATGCCCATCGCCAATGCTCTGGTTCCAGTCGCCTATAACCATATCGACCAGTCGCTATACGACACGTCGACCATTCGCGCCGAACTGGAAATGATCTGGGGCATTCAGGAGGCCCTTTCGTCCTCGATCCATACGGCCAAGACAGCTACCGAAACCGAGGTTCAGCAGCAGGGAACGCAGTCGCGCAACGGCTACATGATCGATGACTTGGATACCGTGTTCGGCGATCTTTCGCAGTACACAGCGGAGATTGCTGTCCAAGTTCTAAGTGAGGATGACGTGCGTGGTATCGCAGGCCAATTCGCCTTATGGGAGCCATCCCTTGGCGTGGAAGACCTCAATGCCATGCTGACCATTGGCATTGATGCCGGCAGCTCAGGCAAGCCCAAGACGGCCATTCAGCAGCAGGCCTGGGCTCAGATCCTTCCAATGCTCAAGACGCTTATCACCGAGATTGGGCAGCTACTTGGCAGTGATCCAGAAGAAATCGCTGAATGCCTGGAAGAGTTGGCACGTGAGACTGCCAAGCGCACAGGCGATTCGATCGATATCGATCAGTTCCTACCTGATCCGCCGAGCACGCCGATGCCAAAGCCGAAGCCAACGCCACCGCCCATGATAGACAGCGCTCTTGCTGGCCCACAGACGGCAGAATTGGTTGAGATATGCCAGCAGTTGGCTGCTGGACTCATGACGGCTGACGAAGCTACGGGACTCATCGGGATTGCCTATCCGCACGCACCAATGCCAGCAGTGCAAGCCATGGTTTCCGGTGCACTGAAGCGCCTGTCTACTCGACCGCCAGGCATCCTGCCACCTTCTACACGAAATACCCCAGAACTTCCCAAAGCGCCCGACGTACCGCAGCCTGTCGACGGCGTAGCTCCACTGCCTGCTGCACCTTAAGAGGACAACACTGCCATGGGTATCGAAAACGAAGGTGGCGCACCCACCGATGAAGAATTGAACAAGGGCAACGCCGAAACAGACGGCTCATTACCGGATGGCGGCGATGACTTAGCCGACTTGGATGCTGAGCAGCTACTCAGTAGCGATAAGCTTTCTCTGGATGAGAAGGCTGAGCTCGCCTTTGTCGTCGGTGTCGAGAAGGCTCTACC